CACCGTCGCAAACGACAGCGAACCCGTCACCGTACCCGAAGCCGTCAGAGCCAGTGTCTCAACCTGAGACTGCCCCGCAGGACCCGTACCGGTCACCACAAAGTTGATGGTAGAAGAGGCTGCGTTATACGCGGTCAGCACAGCCGGTACCGTCAGCGTTGCTACGCCATTTGATACCAACACGCCATCCAACGTAATCGCGCCAGATACGCTCAGCGACTGGGCTGAAACGATACTGTCCGCTACTGCCGCCGGTTGTGATCTTGTAAAACTAATAGGACGCATGGTTGCTTTCCCTCACAATCACATTGAGAAAAGGGGGCTTAGCGCCCCCTCGTCATTACGGCGTCAGGCTGCTGTACAGAGCGATGTAAAGCGTGGTGCTTCCAACGAGAACAGGAATGCGACCAGCCTGAGTGGCGACCGTGCCCGAAACTGAACCGTTCGTAAGCTGAGTCGAACCAATCGTTAGCGTGCTGCAAACAAGATTGGTGATGTTGGCCGAGTTAGAAAGGATGGTGCCAGAGAACCCATTCAGCGAGTTAACCGGCCCAGAAAATGTCGTCGATCCCATTGAAATATCCTCATGCACGAGTCGCTCATTAGTCTGTGCATCGTCCGCTAGGCCGGTCTAATGAGCTGGTTACACCTAGAACTAAACACCCTTTGCAGCCTTGGGTTTCCGGTTTGCCAGCATCTTTGCTCTGAACTCGGGGTCGGCCCAACGCTGCTTCAACAATTCTGCCTTCGCTGCGCGAACCTCCGGCGTGTTGTACGCCTTTGAATACTCCCCTGCTTTCTTACGAGCTTCTTCACTCTCGTAATACTGCCTTGACTTTCTTGAAGCCTCGGCCTTTCGCTCCGGAGTCGATTTCGCGGTCTTAATCGCTAATCTAATCTTATCGCCATGCTCTGTCCACACCTTTTTCGAAGCTTTGCTCTTACGGACTTTCTCCTCAGGTCGTGCGTGCGCCTCTGCTCGTGACGTTGCCTGCTTGGCTCGGTACTCCTCAGACTCCCAGTTGGTTCGCATGGCTACGCTGATCTTGTTGCGAACTTGCTCGGTGCGGCTCTTCAGGATGGCTTCGCGAAGTCGAGCGCGAAATTCAGGGTTGGTCTCGTGCTTTCGCCTTGCGCTAAGAGTTTTATTTCTAAGGCTTGGAGTTCCCCACATTCTGTTGGAAATTTCCGACATCATTAATTTCCACTCTGGCGTGGAAACCTTCTCATGAAGTTTGTTTAATCTTTCTTCGCTGTACTTCAAGCCTGCCGTACCTTGACCGCCTTCAGTAAGGTTGCAAAGAGAGCCGGTATGCAAGTCTCGTCGCCCGTACTGAGCAATTAAATCTCGCTCCATAGCAAAGGCGTCTTCCTCGTCTTCCATATACGCAGCAATAGTGATCTGAGGAACAAGACCCGCTACCCGGATCTTATCCAGTACTCTTTGAAAGAATTTATTAACGCATTTCCGCTCCCAGTGGTCACTGGCGCGATCTAAGTCTACGGTGCCTTTGCCGACGTAGATGGGCTGAAGCCCCTTCCCCGGACGGGGATCAAGATAAACATACACATAAAACTTGCCCGGCTGCTGCATAATGATTACCTGTTTCAAAGTAGGCAACCATCATACAGAGCCGGGCAAGGATTTGTCTAGAGAAAAAATCCCTTACAAATCAAGGGCTTACACGCCCGGCGTTCCATAGACCGTTCGAGGATCGGTCCATCCAAACGCATAACGCTCAGTCGATTTAAAACGTGTACTATCAGTCTCGAAGTCGCCTTCCATAGACTTCTCAAGACCACGACGCATCATCAACTTCAAGCCTTCCGGAGCGTCCGTCTTCACCCACCAAGCAGTGGTCGAAGTCAAACGCGACAGGTTGGCCTGACCGCCAGCGAGGAGGCCCATCGACTTCACCGGGTTGATGTCGTTGTCAGCCGTGCCAGTACGGAGGACGCTCTTCAAGAGCACTTCCGCTTGGAACACGTTCGACGGCGACACAACGAGCTTCTCCGGGTTCAAACGGATGCGCTTGCCGTTGTTGTCAACAGCGTTGCGGATCTGAATGAGGATCTGCTCAAGCGAGGTCTGCGACAGGTTCGCCGGAGTCGTCAACTGGTTGCTGAACGTACCCTGAGCAATCGGGTGGTTCGTCGCAACAAGCGTCACGCCGTCGCCGCCGTTGTAGCCAGCGGTGAAAGCGCGGTTGAGGATGTTGGCACCGAGGGTTTCCTTCGTTTCGATCAGCGACTGCGCCAAGTGCTTGGCATAGGTCTGGCCGATACGGATGTGGTCACCATCTTCCACGAGCACCTTCGTGAGCGCGAACGCAAGGCCGTAGACCTTGTAGACGTAACGCTGCAAGAAGAGCACGCCGCCAGCATCGTACGTAACAGCGGTGCCGTCCGGAAGTTCCGGAGCAGCGCCGAATCCGTACAGAACCGGCTCTTCGTGGTAGTTGCGGGGAATGCCCTGCTGCTGGACGAATACTTGCTTCCACTCGTCAGCACGCTGGTCATAAATGCCATCGAAAGCCTCATTGAGAATCGGCTCAACAATGGAACGAAAGTCAGTACTACGCATTGGGACTGCCATGTTCTAGTCCTCCTTAAATGGCTGCACGGTCAGCGACAAACTGGTGCTCGCTGATCTGGACTTGAACAACAACGAAAGCGTCGCCCCAAGCGTTGTTGACATCCGGCTGGAGGTTAACAACACGGCAAAGAGCATTGCCCGAAGTGGTCTTGGTGGCAACGTCCAACATAGCCGCAGAGAGGCCAGTCGTCGTGCTACCAGCGGTGACACTGTCAAAGTCCATCTGGGAACCAATATCCGCAATCGTCAAGGTCGCATCCGATTGGATCTCGTACACGATAGCCGGATCGGTCGTCACATAAGCAATGATGTCCGTGGCGGAAGTGCCAGCGGTCCACTTGTTGCTCACGCGGCGGCGACCATCGGTATCGGTGAACTCGACACCCATGAACGAACCCACGAAAGGAGTACTGGCACCAGCAGCCTGAATGTTGCCCGTTGAGCTAATCAGGACTGGCTGGAACTGGAGAATGTTGGCGTTGTAGCCCGACTCAATAGTCATCGCGACAGGGCGAACAACCCCGCTCGGATGAAAAGCCGGACGCAGGCCAAAAGCTGCACTGGTCGAAGGCATAATTTAAATCCTCACAAAACGTAATTGCTAATTACGCCCACTCTGTTGGTGCGCGTACCTTAGCGGATTCCCGTATTGCCGACATGCCATCACCTTCGTCCATCCTTGAACCGGCGCGTTCAGCCTGCTCTCGCATACGCTCATTCGCACCGACCAGTCGTTCTTCTTCCTCATTGGGGGCATCGAAGTGCACCGCCTGCATGTACTTTTTGTACAGCGACATGGGAAGCTTGAACGCAAGCATCTCGTTAACTCCAACAAAACCCGTCCATTCGCCAGTCTTAATCGAGACGTATTCCCAACCGGGAACCTCTTCGGGTTTAATCGGCTCATAACCTAGCCGAATGCGAGACTGGATCGAATCTCTCGGATTTGTGGTGGTCAACCAGCAAGTATGGTAACCCGGAATCTTTGGCAAATCAGGCAACGCGGCCTGAATAAACTGCTGCCGAAACATCTCAACTCGGGCATCGTCTGACAGCTCACGGCTCTCAGTTGCTGCGCGATCATACGCAAGCCGATTTTCCCGCCCTTCGCCAAGAACTTTCTTCAGTCTTTCGTCGCTCATGATAACTCGCTCCCTTTTTTAGCGAGAAGAAGAATTACGATCATATTCAGCATAACGCTTAATGTACTTCTGACGCAAGTCAGGGTTGTCCCAGACTCCAGCGTCAATCAGTGCTTGTTTGCGTTCAGGGCTGATATAAACCTCTTTACGAGTGGACGGCGCTGCATATTCGCGCTTGCCACCTACTGGGGGACCGCCCCGTTTCGTAGCCGGTTTGGCTTTTTCCATCGGGGTATCCTCTGCATATCGGTGCGGTAGACGCTTTGCTACGCGGTTATCCAGCTCAATCCAGTAATCTTCCGTAGCCGGGTTAAAGCCCTCGGAGGCAAGACGCTGGTCAATGACCTTCACAATGGCCGAATCCTCATCCTTGCCGGACGGGTCGTACCAATCGTTCATCTTGACCCACTCTTGGGCATACGCAGCCACGCGAGGATCTTTCTGGGGTTTAGCCGGTTGACGGGGCTTCTCAGCCTCTTCCTTCACCGCTTTCAATTGACGCGCACGCTCCAAAGCCTGATCACGGATCTGAAGTGCCTTGGTGACATCTTCGCCCTGACCCTGCTCAATGGCCTTCGCCATGATGCGCTCAGCCAACTGGGCTTCGTTAAGGGCCTCGTTGAGCTTCTGATCAACCGCACTCAAATTAAATTGAGAAGTCTGCTTTTCGACGCTTGATAAGCGGCGCTTGAACTCCTCATTCTCCGCACGCAGGAACGCCAACTCGCGCTCTTTGTGCTCAATTGCAGCTCGCCTTCGGAACTTGCGGTTCTGACGCTGGGCACGCTTCTCTTCAGGCGTTAGCTGCTTTTTCGAGCCTTTGCCTTCGTCTTCTTCAGACTCTTCTTCGGAGAGTCGGGCGTCTTCTTGATAGTCGTCGTCGGAGTCGGCGTCACTATCATCTGATCCTTGCGCAACTTGCCCAGAAGGCTCTTCACCTTCCACTTCAGGCTGATCCACAGGAGTTTCAACTGCCACATACTCTTCTACTCCTTCGTTATCGTCTTCCGATAACACTTGTTCTTTCGCCATGATTTAACCCTCAAATAAACGCTTTGATGGCGAGCGGGTCACCCACTACACCACCCACGATGTCGAGATCATTGAAGATCACGAACAGGGCTTCTTCTTCCCCGTCCTTGCCAAACGGCACCTTCCAACGATCACCGCCGTACTTCGGTACACGGACGAACTCGCCGTCCTTGCACCAATTACCTTCCGGCCAAGATTCCATCGTGTTGCGATTCTTGAAAGCCAACGGCCCAAGCTTTACAACTTTTGCGATCTGGGTATTCCAGATCTCAGTCTCACGAGTTTCGGTGTGCAAAATAATGCCACCAGCAGAAGTCTTTTTTGCTGAGCGAATCTGCACGAGGACTCGCGAACCAAACGGAATCAAACCCGGCTCTACACTAGGGAAAGCCTCTTCCAATGCTGACATTTAGAACTCCTCTCCGTCTTCTTCGTCGGCTTTGAGAAGACGATCAATATAAGTTAATGCGGCCTGCAACCCGGCGTAAGTGCCCACTGCCTTGCCATATTCAAACGAAGCATCCTTACCTTCCAGTTGCCGCTTCATCGCGTCGTGTGCAACGCGAGCCTTGGCCAACTCCAATTCGTCAATGATGCGTTCAATCATGCGTTTTGTTTACCCTTTGAGATCATTGCAGGCGTTGCCTTAGGGTCGCCCTTAACACCCTTGGAACCGAGATCGGCTCCCATCTTCCCGCCAGAAGGCATCTTCTGACCGTCCAATTTCTCGCCCATCGCCAGCAACTTGTGCTGCTTGATGAATTGCTTTTCCATAACTCACCCCGTTTAAGGATTAATACCCGTACCCGTTGAAACACCAACCTTCTCGCCCGTGATCGCTTCCATCGCGGCAATTTGCTTCGCCGTATCGTTGTCTTCACGGTTCGTCATCATCTTAACTTCAAGCTCCGCAGCCTGACGGTTGTCAAGGCGATCTTGCTTGATCATCTCGCGCTTGAGGTTATCCGACTGACGCTGCGCCGTCTCTGCGGCTGCCTGCTGGGCCTTCGCCTGTTCAAGCTGCAACTCGGCCTGCTTGACTTGCAAGCTCGCTTGATCGGCGGCGGCTTTGCGCTGCGTCTCGGCCATCTGAGCTGCCATACGCGGGTCTTGCGGCGCGTTCATACCAGAGAGCTGCTGCAACATACCCATGGCCTGCTGCACGATCTGCGGAATAGCGCCAAACGCCTGCGAGGCATTCGGAACGACCTTCTGCGAAGCCGCAGCCAAAAGCTGATCAAAGCTCTTCTTGACCTCAACGTCTCGAATCTTCTGGAACTCGCTGATGTCTTGACCCGCTGCCTTAGAGGCGACTTCAAACACATGAGTCGCGTACCACAGCGCAATATGCTCCTTGATGTGATTCAAGATGCCCGGAACAAAAGTCGGAGCCATCAGCATTGAAGATCCCAAAATGGGACTGGTCAAATAGTCCAAATGCACTTGCAAGTGAGCAAGATGGTCCTGCTCTGGGAATGCCGAAATCGGACGACCCAACGTCGCTGCGACGTTCTCATTGATCGCATTCATCTCCTTCGGCTCGGGAGCTGCAACGAGCAGTTCCTTGGCGTTCGGAACCCGTAGCTGCTGAAGAATGCGCTCTTCAACCTTGCGAATGTTGTAGACCTGAGGGAGCGCCATCGCACGCTGGGAGAGCGCCTGAACCTGAGCAAAACGCTGGGCCTCGGAGAAGATGTTCGGGTCCGAAACCGGCACCACATCCATCGGGCCTTCAAAGTCAGAACGGCGAACGAGCAACTGCCCCGTCTCGTCCTTAACCTCGTCGTTCTCCAGATACATCGCGTTGATGCGGTGCAACACTTTGAGCGTGCGACCCATCGCATCATGCAAGCGAGCGTGAATGGCGTTAAACACCACCATGCCCTGCTCAATACGCGCCAACTGCGTGCCGACCGGCATATTGCCCTGATTGTCGGCAATGTCTTCAAGCGTCGTGCGAACAACGCCCTTACCCGCATCAACCAAGAATCCTAGGAGCTGATAGAGAACCGGCGAGGGCTGATTGAACGGCAACGGCATCGCGATCTTGCGAATGTCATCGCTAAATGCACCACCCTCAATCTCTTTGACTTCGGTCGGATCAATACGCTCAGACTGTCCGCCTTCGCGACCGCCCTTGAGCTTCAACATGCCGGGGAAGTTCGCAATGTGCGCCGAATCCAACAGCGCCCGTAAAGCGCCCGTCGCCGCTGCTGAGATACCGCCGATCATCTGCGGGATGCCGATTGGATACGCACCACGCCACGGAACAAACGGGAACTCCACAATCCACTGCATCTCTTGCAGCGTCTCGTCATCCTCTTCCCAGTTGCGATAAACCGCGAGGACCTTACCCGTCACTTTGTCGATGGAGAAGATATACGGCGCGAGTCCATATTCCTCTTCAATGTCGGCAATGGCGTAAATCTCAAAGATCGTGCGCAGACCATCAACGTCATACGCGCTGCCATCACGGCCTTCGATCTTGTTGTTGGCCTTCTCGGCCTTCGAGACATCCGGCTCCATCGTCGTCGGAGCGAGATCCACATCCCGGTACATCTCCGACTTCACGCGCTGGAGATACTCAATCTCCGTCACGTACTGAACGTGCGTCTTGCGCTCCGCGCTGTAAAAGTTCGTTGCCGCATAGGGCAGGTACACATCGTCGATGCCGATAAAGAGGGGCACCGGTCGCTTCTTGTTCGGATCGTAAGAGAGCTTGAGATACTGAGCGCCACCGAGCGGAACCTGAGTGAGCAACTGCTCCAACTCTGCCCGGAACTCCGGCATCTGCTGGGTCATCTGCCAGTTCAGATAGCGCGTCTTGCGCTTGGCTTTGGCTACCTTGTCGGCAGTTTCGTCGCCTACGATGTGGTCCTTGGCGGGTCCCTCGGGCGGGAAAAGCTCCTTAATAGCTCGGGCAGAGAAGTCCACGCAGACTTCAGTGAGCATGGGATGGACGACCCGACTTGCGCCCTGAAACTGAGCGCCGCCCGGTGCATCGTCACCAAGTCCTGTGCGTCGGATTCCCTCTTCGTACTGCTCATCGCGCTTCTTACGCGCCTCTTTGTCCTTCGAGATTAAACCCAAGAATTCTTGAGCAACCTCGTCCATGACGCCCTCGGGCAGCGTCTCTGCCAAGTTCATATAGAACTCGCTTTCACCCTCAGGCTCTTCTTCATCTTCACCAAAACGAACAATCGCCCCACCATCTTCGGTGTCTTCAATGTCCGAGATCTCCTCAGGGAGTTCAAACATCTCACCAAGGTCTTCTCGGGCTTCGTCCAGATCGTTCGGCTCAGACGCCATACGGATTACCTCTTGGGCGCTCATTCACAATCATCCTAGGCTGCAACGGCTTAGGCTTACTCACGCTTATCATATCTTTATCGGCAAGGAAACGTAAACCTTGGGTGCAAGCGTCCATCAAATCGTCATGCTTGATGGTTCCCTCCCCCGAAAACGAGCAGAGTTGATACAACAATGGCTCCGCCCACGAGCGAATCTGGCCTTTTCGCTTATCGGACTCCACAAACCACACCATTCCAGCCGAAAATAAGTGGGAAACCATGTGCAATCGCGTGAGTTTAGAGGCTTTTCCCGGATTGTAGGCGTGAGCGACGATTCCCTCGCGTGCCAACATCTGACGGAGCGAAATTCCGCTGCCTTTGTCTTCAATCACGATGGTATCGGGCTTTCTTCCGGTGTTTAACATGCGACCGGGACCGAATTTCGGCTTGATCATCGGCTTTTGCTCATCGTCGCCGTAGAAAACCTCCATCTCCCGCTTCACTCGCTGGATCAAATCCGGCATTCCGAGCCGATCTTCCCAACAATCCAGCAAAATGATGTTCGGTTTCTCGTTTTCGTAGAAAAGTCCCAGCACCACACACGCTGACGGGTCGGAATCTGACGTTTTCTTGTCTCTGGTTTGCTCCGTGAAGGCCGTATCTAGGCTCATCACGATGTGTTCCAGTATGGGCAGGGGCTTTTTCGCTGGCCAGAGCTGAACCCAAGGGCGCTTGATGATGCCCTGCTCTTCGGGATTGAGTACTTCTGCGTGAATTTCCTGTCTTCCGAGCGTCGTGCCCTCGAACTTCAAGAGCTGTTGCTGGAAAGTCGGAGCCAGATTCGCAATGTTCTCGTAAGTGGAGGCTCTCGTAACGTGCACATCGGCTCCATCACGCTCCACCAGATCCCGAATGATGGCCTTGGGCTTCGGAGTGGTCGTTGCCACGATGCGCGGATGGGTCCCTAGACGTAGCGCAAACATAATCATGTCCCACGCTTCTTGGTCGTACTGCCATGCGGCCAACTCGTCAGTCCACGCACCATGCCACTGACCACCACGGAGCCGGTCGGGAGTCTCCGCGCTGATGCCTTTGATCAGGGACCCGTTGGTTAAAATGATTTCCGAAAGCGAGCGGTTGTATTCTTTGACGATCTTCTCAGGAATGACCTGAATCAAACCCGAGTCGCCCTCAAAACACGTATCACGAATGTCCGCAGATGTCGGCGCACACACCAACCAGCGCGTCTCCGCCGCTTGATACGCCTCCCACCAAACCCACTCCGCTGCCGCTCTGGTCTTACCCGCGCCACGACCCGCCAACATCAACCACACAGTCCAACCCGGAGGCGGCGGAACCTGATGCTTGTGACGCTTTTGCTCCCATTTGGTGTGCGCAAGAAGAGCCTCTAAGTCCTCAACGGATAACTCGTTAAGCTTCTTAAGTAGCTCTGCCTGCGTCGGGGCAGGATTGGTCATAAATTACCGGTATCGCGAGGTCTTCTTCGCAATCTTCTTTGGCTGCGCTACAAACTGCTTACCCTGCGCCTTGCCCTCACGCTTAGCACGAGTGGTGGCTGCATATTCCTGCGGGGTCAGAGACTCAATCGCTGCCTTGGGTAGATACCGCTCGCCCGTCTTCGATGACGGCTTGCCCGATTTGGTGGTCCACTCTTGAGCGGTCCAGTCCTTCAGTGACTTCTGTGGGGCTTTCATGACTTGTACCCACCGCCCTTTTCTTTGTACCGCTTAGCCAGTAGCTGTGCCTTACGGGCTGACCATTGACCTGCTGCGGTGCCTTGGGTGGCGGATGCCTTAATCTCGTTAAACAACTTCTTGCGCATCTCGGGCTTCGTGTAATTACCCGCTGCGTTCACTTTAGACTTCGTTGCCATTGTCAACACTCCAAATCTCAGTTTGACGCTTCAACTTCGGCCAGTTGGCTTCGGTAATGAACGATTTATCCAGCACCAAAACGTGGTTCGTAGGTTGCGCTGTATAGCGCCCGTTGTCCAGTTTGATGAAGTAGAACTCTTTGCTCTGCTCCGGCTCCAGACTGAATCCGTCCATCATCGGGATCGCGGTGAACAAGTAGTTACCGGTATGCTCTTGCTTGGATCGTAGCCGGGTACGCATTCGGGTCCCTTCAAGAAACGGATACTCCAGCACGCTGAACTGGCTCCCATAGCAATCCCAAGTCTGTGCGTCGGCGGGGTCCCAAGGGGTCCCTGTGGTTTTGTGCGCGAGCTTGTGCAGCGGGACGTTCCGGTACACCGCCCCACACTCCAACATCACATGACACCCCCACGTTCTGCCCGGATGGCTCACCAATCCAAACCACGCTACCCGTACCCAGTCCTCGTTGCCGAATGTGTGGGGCTGCACGTAAGCGTACGTATGGCGGGGTAGGGGGGCGGCTCCGGTATACAGCATGGGACCCTAGAGTAAACGTGCGCAAGGGGGTAGGGCAAGTAAAAGTTGGAGTCGGGTTGGGAGATGAAATGCCCAGATGGGACCCGTACCCCCCTCCGTCGTTTGCGTGTGCTGTGGGTCATCGACTTGCGTCAATTGAGCGTCGATTGAAACTCAAAGGGGAACCTTAGCGCCCCGACTCATAACACGCTCATATATATTCCGCACCCCGTGCAACATAATTGCCTAACTGTGGATAACTTGTGCATAAGTCCAGGCACTTGTGGATAACGTGTGAACAACTACAAAAATTCCTGCGATTGTTGCGCGGAAACAACCTGCAAAATCAATAACTTAAACTGTGGATAAGTCTGTGGATAACTGGGCGTTTAGCCGATTCCAGCGCGAACCAACACCAAGGGGGCGGGTAGGGGGTGCTCCGCCAATAGGCCGTCTAATGCGGTTTTACGCTAGCGGGTTGCGCTCGCAGATTCGCCTATATAATGAGTGGACGGAATAACCGCACAATGGTCGCGACAATCGAAAGTTGTTCAACCGGGTTGCGCTACTCATTAGAGTGTCAATTGCCGCAGTAACGCGGCGCTATAAACCTATATCGGAGATTAAGACAATGGCACACGAATTAGACAACTCAACCGGCCTTTACGCATTCGCAGCAGTAGGGGGCGCTCAGTCCGCATGGCACGGCCTTGGTCAATCCATCGAACCGGGTGACTCAATCGACACTATCACCCAAAAGGCCGGGCTTAATTGGAACGCGGTTCGCGCGCCCGTCACCTATAACGCGGGGGGCGTCATCAAGTCATTCGATAATCAATCGGTGCTGTACCGTGACGATACGCTTGCGCCCTTGGGTG